GTTTTTACGTGGTTTAGATATACATGATAATAAGTTGGTAATTGGAGCCTCTATCAACTTTAAAAATAATATTAATAAACGATCTAGTTATGTTTTAATATTTGACTTAAAAACTGGGGGCTATAAAAAATATCCAGTGCCAGATAACGATTGTATTAACGACTTAAAGGTGATGACATAATGCCATTCTTAGCTCTGTATTGGAAACAAGCAGCTATTTTAGCCACTCTGGCGCTATCTATTTTATATGCACACCACACAGGGTATGTATCAGGGAAAGAAGCTATTCAGAGTAATTGGGACAAACAAAAAGTAGTAGACGCCATCACTGCAGAAAAAGCAGCATTAACTACCGCAAAAGTAACTATTAACGCAAATCAGGAAACTCAAAATGCCAACGCTAAATTCAGTCAAATATTTAATGGTACTAGCCCTACTCCTGGAATTGACTGGCTGCGCCTCATTCCAAGCAACCAAAGCAATAGCAGTTCAGTGTCCGACATTCCCGCCCCTACCAAACAGTCTGACAGTCAAACCCCCGACACAGTATCTCGTGCCTCGTTCAACAAATTAGAAAGTGATTGTACTGAGACAACTAAACAATTACTCAACGCACAGGACTGGGCTTTAGAACAAGCCTCGATATATGACCAAAAATGAAAAGGCACTACTAGACACCATAGCGCACTCTGAGATAGGACCTGCGCTTCTTGCCAAGTCAGACAACGGGTACAATGTAATCGTTGGATCGACGCCAAATAACCCTCATCTTTTTCATAGTTATGCTGATCACCCAAGACAGCTTATACGCCTGAATGACAAGCTGTCATCTACTGCCGCAGGCAGATACCAACTCCTAGCTAGATACTTTGACTCCTATAAGATGTCATTAAACCTTCCTGACTTCTCACCTGATTGCCAAGACAGAATAGCCTTGATGCAGTGCCATGAGAGAGGCGCCCTAGATGATATTAATAAGGGTAACTTTGAGACTGCTATAGCTCGTATTTCTAACATATGGGCATCATTACCGGGTGCTCAATATGGGCAGCATACAAATAAAATGGCGGATCTAAAAGCTGCCTATATTGCTGCTGGTGGGCGAATTTCATAGGAATTATGTATTAGTATTACTAGGAGACTGATCAGCTCCAAATTAAACTAACCTCGAGGAGTACTACAATGGAAGATTTTAAACGTATGGTAAAAATGAAGACTGGTGGTTCAGTCTCAGAAGAAGTTAAAAAATGCTCTGGTGGCATGATGAAGAAAAAAGTAGGCGGTAAGGTTCATAGTGATGAGGCCGAAGATAAAGTGTTAATCAAGAAAATGATTGACAAAGAAGAAAAAGGCGAAAAACCTGAGTTAAAACTCAAAAAAGGTGGTCGTACAGCTAAGGCTGAAGGCACCGTTAAAAAATTCAAAGCTGGCGGTATGTTAGACGTACCATCAAAAGCGGCTGTTAAGGGTAAAGAAACTCCAGCTAAAGATACAAAACCCGCCGGTGATAAAGATGCTATTAAAAAAGTAAAACCTACAGGCGACAAGAAAGCTGATACTCCAAACAAAGCAGCAGTTAAGCCTAACCGCACTGGTAAAAACGCTGTTGATGATATTCAAGTAGCTAAGGGTGGTAAAGTAAAAAAGTTTGCTGATGGGGGCCCAACAGGAGCACCATCAATTCCACCAGAAATTGCGGCTCAAATCCAACGTGCTCAACAAGCCGCTGCAGCAGCTCAAGCTGCTAACCAAGCCCGAATATCTCAACAAGACATTGCAGCAGCTCAAGCTGCTAAACAAGCCCAAATACCTCAAGGTGTTCCAGCTAACAACGGTATGAGTCCACAAATGTTACAGCAACTATTAGCGGCGCGTGCTAGAAACCAAGCTGGTAATTTTAGAGCTCCGGGATCTGCTAATGCAGGTAGCGGAATGACTCCTGAGCAGATTGGTCGTGTAATTGGTAGTCCAGCCATGGGTATGGCTAACGCGAACAATCCGGACTAATATCATGCCAGTTAAATCTAAGGCTCAGCAAAAAGCAATGTACGCGGCTGCGGAGGGTGAGAGTACCCTCGGTATCCCTAAGAAGGTAGGCAAAGAGTTTATCAAAGCTCCTGCTCCAAAGAACCTTCCTAAAAAGGTAAAAGGTAAATAATTTTGGCATATTCTGGAACATATGATAAGACAAAGATATCGGTAGACCAATTGATATCTTACGCTTACCGCGACGCAGGCAAACAGACAGAAGAGATGACTCCGGAGTATGTTAATGCCGGTAAGCAGGCCTTATTCTATGTGCTCCAGAACTCTGTCAATCGTGGTATTAATATTTGGTTACAACAGTTTGTTGTTTTAGGTGCTCAAACCAACCAACAAATTCTATCAATGCCTGAAAGTACCGTGGATGTTTTGGAGGCCAACTGGATTTACATTGTTAATCCAGCGATTGCAGAGTCTTACCCAATTGACAATCCGGGAGCGCCTGCGCTGTTTGACCAAAGTGGTAATGCTAATCTGAATGAATACGCAACCTCTACGCTTACAGAGAACTACTTTGGCGTGTCATATGCAAATCAAACCCGAATTTTTTATGTGGGATTTAATGCTTATTGCCCTGATACTACTGCTACTTATTCTTTAGATCTACAAGTAAGTAATGACGGAGTTACATGGGATACTTGGCAATCATGTCCTACAGTGACATTGAATGACCAAGAGTGGTCTTATATATCAGTCAATAATACACAACAGTTTTACTACTATAGACTGGTTAATAGAGTTTCTGGAACGGTATTCTCATTACGTGCAATTCAATTTGCACAAAGCCAACAATCAATTCCAATGGCTAGATTGAACCGTACTGATTACTTTAGTTTGCCTAATAAGCAATTCCCAAGTCAACGTACTTTGCAGTATTGGTTTAACCGCCAAATTGACCCACAGATGTACTTATGGCCTGTACCTAATAACAACTATCAAGTATTTCAAATGATAATTGAAATGCAGCCACAAGATGTTGGTGATCTGTCTAATCAGTTATATTTACCTGATCGTGTGGTGCCATATATCCAAGCAGCATTATCTCACAAACTATCTATGCAACTCCCCGGAGTGGATTTAAACCGGGTTATGTACTTAGAAAAACTTGCACTAGATTTAAGAACTCAATTCGAAGAAGAGGATAGAGATAAATCTCCAATATTCTTCACCCCAAATTTTTCGATGTATACTCGATAACATGCCAAAATATTTTGTATACTGGATTCGACAAAAAAACCACACAGAATTGACTAATAGAATTTATAGAAATCCCCAAAAATGGGGTTATGAGGTAGTAGTTAAATGAGCTCCATAATGAATTACGATAGCCTTGTAGCAGATATCATTAACTATACTGAAAGAAACGATGATCAGTTTGTAGCTACAATTCCAACAATAATTGCTTTAACAGAGGCAAGTATTGCTGCTGAGTTAAAGACACTGCTTCAATTAAATGTGGTAGAGACTACCCTAGCAGTGAACCAAACAGTACTAGATAAACCAGTTCGCTGGCGTAAAACCATCTCTATGAAAATCAATGGAGCTCCAATACTGTTAAGGGGTCAAGACTATGTGGCACAGCTTCAATCTGAATCTACTTCTGGAGAGCCTATCTATTATGCTGATTATGACTACAGCCACTGGAATTTTGCTCCAAAACCGGATGCAGTCTATCCCGTTGAAATAATTTATTATAGCTTAATCCAACCATTGGATGTGAGCAACCAAACTAATCTATTCACTGCCACAACACCACAACTAATGCTGTATGGGGCTTTATATCATGCAATGGTATATCTAAAAGCACTAGATAAGATTGGTGTATGGAAAGGCTATTTTGATGATGCCATGGCCGCAGTAAAGAATGAAGATAACTCTCGTAAAATCGATCGAAACACCAGTATCCAAGAGCCATAAATATGACAACACCTACATACGTTTCCCCATTCACTGGAACAGTGGTTCAGCCTACAGATGTTTCGTATCTTGCGCTTGCCCTTACTAATAATACACCTTTATACTGGCCTGCGGTAGTTAATGAAACACAAGTTGCGGTGGCTCGAATTATTGACTGTACCCCAGCAACAACCCTACTATCAATATTCTTACCCGACGCCTCTCAGGGTACCGTTGGATCAGATATATTAATACGTAACTTGGGTTCAGTACCATTTACAGTTAATTCCTATTTACAAGACAATGCAGTTTCAATTCCCGCGGGGACTTCTAAATACTTTTATTTGGCTGATAATTCTACCCCAGATGGTGTTTGGAATAATGTAACCTTTGGTACTGGCACTTCTTCTGCAGATGCAGCAAGTTTAGCTGGGTATGGGTTATCAACAACACTTTCTGGTAAGCTTGCAACATCAAGTAATATTATTCAAGTATCAGCCTCTCCTACAATTGCAGAATCAAGTCGAGCGTCTACCTATGTATGGAATTCTGGTGCAGGAAGTTTTACCCTACCTAGCTATTCATCAATTTTATCTGGCTGGTATATTGGTTTTAGAAATAATGGTACAGGTTCACTTACTATATCTCCCCAAAGCCCATCTACAATCAATGGTGCTCCATCTATTACTACTAATCCTGGGGATTCTGGGATTATTATTTATGACATTTCATCTGGCAACTTTTTCACAGTTGGCTGGGCTGTTCCCAATAGTATTACTTTTTCAGCAGCTACATATGATGTAGATAGTATCTCTGGATCAGCACTTAATTTAGTGTCTAATGCGCCAATCATTGAAACCTACGTAGCGCTATCTGGTACCAGAACAACTAACTTAAATGTTACTCTTCCAGCAATTACACAGCTCTATGTATTAGTAAATAATACTACATCAGGGCTATATAACATTGTTATTAATGTATCTGGAAGTACTACACCACCACTAACACTATACGCTGGTGATGTTGTGGTTGCAGGTACAGACGGGGGTACAATATTCCCAATCTCACAAGCATCAATTTCTAATTTTGTTGCGGGAGACGGATCAGCTAGTGCCCCATCATTTACCTTTTCTAGTGACACAACTACAGGAATGTATTTAGCCAGTTCCCATGTTTTAGGATTGACAGTCAATAGTGTAGAAATGCTAAATCTGGACAACACCAATATTCTTGACCCCCAAATATCCACTGTAGCAACATTCAACGCGGGACTAATTCCGGGCGGTGTATTTTAAATGGCTCAACAGCCTCCAGTACAGGCCCAGCCAGCTAATCAACTTCCTGCACAATATTCTCAAATATATACCCTAGGAGTTACTGCGGGTATAAAACGAGATGGTACACAATTTGAGTCTTCAGATTTTACTGACGGTGTTTGGTGTAGGTTTCAACGTGGTGTTCCAAAGAAAATAGGAGGGTATACTCAGCTATTTTCATCATTCCG